CGTTCGAAGAGCGGATCTCAAGACGGATTCAGGAAGGAACGCTCGACAGGGAAACCCTGCGGAGAATTCTTGAAACCGATTATCACCGGATGGAAGAAACCGGAGCGTATGACAGGGCAGTTTCCTACTCAGAGGAAACGGGCCTTGTTCCATACAAGGTTTGGCAGACGATGCGAGATGACCGAGTACGGGATACGCATCAGTACATCGAGGGTGTAGAAGTGCCGATTGATGCATGGTTCTACACGTATGACGGCGATATGGCAAGATTCCCTGGCGATTTCGAACTGCCGGAGAACAACATCAACTGTCGCTGTGAACTTCGATACACATTCAGGTAGAAACGGGAAGTTATGCCCGTTGAATACAAAGTCAGAGAAGACTATAACCGCACATCGCTAGAGAAAGCGATTCAGAAATTTCGCAGGAGATAACATGGGTTATTTACAGGATTTACTCGGAGATTCCTATAAAGAGGGAATGGACGAGGAAGCACTCTCCAAGGCTGTTGAGAAAGCCGTAAAAGCCAAGGAGAAACAGGCTGAACAGGATCTGAACAAGATCAAAAATGCGTTAAGCAAAGCGTCATCCGATGTTGCGGATTACAAGCATCGGCTTCAGGAGCATCTTTCCGAAGATGAGCGTAAGAAGACCGAACAGGATGAACTGCTTGAAAAACTTCAGGCTGAGAATGCTGAGTTCAAAAAGCAGTCCACAATCGCACAGCACAAAGCAAACTTTGTTGCACTCGGATACAACGAAGACCTCGCTCAGAAGTCTGCGGAAGCACTCTTCGAAGGCGATATGAGTTCTGTGTTCGCAAACCTTAAGGCAGCAAAAGCAGAATTCGAAAAGGACATTCGTGCAGATGTTATGAAACGCACTCCCGTTCCGCCAGCAGATGGTTCAAACGGCAAGAACAATGTCACACGGGAATCTATCATGCAGATCAAAGACCCCGTTGAAAGACAGAAAGCGATTTCCGAGAACCACGAATTATTCGGCTATTAAGGAGAAAGAAAATGGCAGTTATTCCTAACACCACAACTTCCGTTAACGGATTTACTGATGTAAATGCTCGTGAAGTTGATTTCGTTACCCGTTTCGGTAACAACTGGCAGGCACTCATGGAGATCCTCGGCATCATGCGTCCGATTCGCAAGACTCCGGGAACAATTCTCCGTGCTTACACATCTTCCATCACTCTTGAAAACGGCACAGTCGCTGAAGGTGATGAGATTCCGTTATCTCTTGCGAACGTAACCGAAGCACTGAAGGCTGACGTTGAAATCAAGAAGTATGCGAAAGCAGTTACCCTTGAGGCGGTTTCCAAGTACGGCGCAGACATCGCTGTTCAGAAGACTGACGATGCATTCCTTGCTGAACTGCAGGGCAAAGTAACTGATGACTTCTACGACTTCCTCAACGATAACGCCGGTCTCACTGTTACAGGAGCAACCAACTTTCAGTCCGCTGTTGCGAAGTCCATCGGTGCAGTCCGCAACAAGTGGAAGACCATGCGCAAAGACATCACCGAAGTTGTTGTCTTCGCAAACATCCTCGATGCGTATGACTATCTCGCAACTGCGAGCATCTCTATTCAGGATCGTTTCGGCATTCAGTATGTCGAGAACTTCATGGGCGCACGCCTTATCCTCACTTCTGAGATTCCGGCAAAGACAGTCATCGCTACCCCGGTAGAGAACATCGACCTGTACTACATCGATCCGTCCGATTCCGACTTTGCTCGTCTCGGTCTGCAGTACACCACAGACGGTGTTACAAACCTCATCGGTTTCCATGCAGAGGGTGTATACAACAGGGCGATGGGGTCTGTGTACGCTATCCACGGTCTCAAGCTTTTCGGTGAATATCTTGACGGTATCGCCAAGGCAGAAATCACCGGTGCTTAATCGGTCTTATGAAGCAGTATCGAGTGATTAAATATTTCACCGACCTGCAGGACAGAGATTACGAATACAACGTTGGAGACACCTTCCCTCACGAGGGAAAGGATGTCTCCGATGCTCGTATCGCAGAACTGTCTTCCGATAAAAACGCACAGGGTGTTCCTCTGATTGAGGCTGTTGAAGAAACACCGAAAGAAGAGGAAAAACCTAAGACTTCGGCGAAGGCAAAGGCACGGCGAAAGACAAAGTAAAAAAGACGAAAGGAGTAGACCTACATATGTCCATGACGAGAGAAGAGATGATCGCACAGGTCAGTGCAATGGCAGAAGAAGATGATGCCACTGTGGTAGGTTACTACCTCGACAATGCTGCGGAGATTATCCTCAATCAGATGTATCCATATGACGAGAGCAGAGAAGGGCTGATGGAACTCGCTGTTCCCGACAAGTATCTCTACACTCAGATGCGGATCGCTGTTGTGCTTCTCAACAAGAGAGGTGCTGACGGAGAATCGATGCACATCGAAAACGGAATAAACAGACACTACTCATCGACCGATATCCCAGCGGATCTGCGAAGACAGATTGTACCGAAGGCGGTGACATTCTGATGGGCAGAATGCGGACTCAGGTTATTAACCGCAGACCGTTCTATTACGCTCTGTATTCCGGCAAAACACCGGAAGTAGACGAGGACGGATTCTATACAGGCGAGGACACTGCCGAATACAGTGAACCCGTCCTGTATACGAAAGCGGTTATCTCCGCTGCACGAGGAACTGCTGATACAGAGCAGTTCGGTAACCTCGACAACTACGATAAGGCGATTGTCACTGCGGACATGGAATGCCCGATTGACGAGAACTCTATCCTGTGGATTGACGAGACCGATACTACGAAAGCACACGACTACATTGTGAAGCGTGTAGCGAAAAGTATTAACGGTATCTCGATTGCGGTGGCAAAAGTCAAAGTCAGCAACGAAGAGTAGGTGTAACAGCCATGAAACTAAGCATCAGCGCAACCGGATTAAGCGAGGCGATAGAACATGTCACAAACCTCGACAAGGAAATCAGTCTGAAGTGCGATGAACTCGCAACCAGGCTCGGTCAACTTGGCGTTCGGATTGCGACTATGTACTACGACAGTGCAGAGTATGCCGGAAACAGTGATGTGGAAGTGACGCTCGATGAAACAGGAAAACTTGGCACAGCGAAAATCGTTGCGTCAGGTTACGCAGTCCTGTTTATCGAATTCGGTACAGGTATCACAAAGGAAGATGCCCCCGATGCACGAGCTGAACTTAAGTCGGGTAAAGTCGTTGGGCATGGCGAGTTTGGTGACAGACACGGTGCAGATCCTGACGGATGGTATTATCCAGCCACGAAAGGACTTGGCCCACATCCGCCCGATGGCTCACAGTATGCGGATAAAAACCAAACATTTATCCATACATTCGGTAACAATGCGACACCAGCAATGTATTGGACACGCAGAGACCTGATTCAGAATATCGAAAACATAGCAAGAGAGGTGTTCAAACTGTGATTGATAAAGAGAATGAAATATTCACACGAGTCAAGGAACAGATTGTGGCACAGTATCCCGATGCTGTTGTAGATAGTTCGTATCAGTCAGTTCCGAGTGGCTTCCCACACGTATCGCTCTATCAGAACGATGCGTTCACGCCGGATAACATGCTTGATTCGGCATATCTGCCGAAATACGTGTCGATTGGGTTCACGGCACAGGTTTATTCCAATAAGACCAAAGGGAAAAAACAGGAGTGTAAGAAAATCATGGGCATCATCGCTGATACGATGGCTCGGATGAATTTCCGAATGATTATGCTCACTCCTGTACCAAATCTTAACGATTCAAGTATTTACCGTCTGTCCGCTCAATTTGAGGGCATGGCAGACGCAGATGGATTTTACGGAAGATAAGGAGATGTGATTATGGCTTATAACGCTTCCAGCACTTACAAAACATTCCTGATGCACTCCACTGACGGTGAGTCCTACACCAAGGTAATCGACATCAAGGATTTCCCGGATCTCGGCGGTGAACCGGAAACGATCGACACCACGACTTTAACCGATGCGATGCGGACATCGGTTTTGGGCATCCAGGAAGCAGAGAACTTCGTGTTCAATGCGAACTATGATCCGGCTCAGTTCCAGCAGCTCGTTACGCTGTCTGTTGCAGACGAAGGCGCACCGTCCTACTACGCAGTATGGTTCGGTGGAACTGATGTATCGGGTGCAGACCCGACCCCGACCGGAAACCTCGGCAAGTTCTCTTTCAAGGGAACAATGTCCAAACCGTATGTAACAGGTGCTGGTGTCAACGAAGCACGTTCGATTTCTATTTCGATTGCTCCGGCTACACCTGTAAGTTTCGAATACTCCGCTGGTTAAGACTAGCGGTTTCGCTTTAAGACCATTTCAAAGAAGGAGGCTTATTTAAATGGCAAAGACAATTGAGTTTACATATAACGATGAAGACTACACTCTTGAGTTCACCCGTAAGATTGTTCGTGACATGGAAGCAGAGGGGTTCTCGTTCCGCAGACTGCAGGACGCTCCGGCTACATTCATGCCCCGACTTTTCGAAGGTGCGTTCCGGCTTCATCACCGCAAGATCAAAAAGGAACTTGTGAACGAAATCTATAAGCAGATTACAGACAAACAGGATCTGATGGAAGCTCTTGTGGAGATGTACAACGATGCTGTCGACACGCTGTTTGAAGAGCCTGAGGAAAGCGAAAAAAACGTTCAGTGGAAGAAGTCGAACTTCTGAGTTCGACCTCTTCCTCTTTTCCTAAAAAGCAGAAAACATACACCGAAGTCATGGACGAAATGTTTCCGGTTTATCTAGATGCAGGGATGACCCCTGACGATTATTGGAACGGCGATGTGACTTGGGTGATTGGATATAGAGAAGTGATTGAGCGAAGGCGTGAGTGGCAGAACCAAATGCTGTGGCTTCAGGGGTTGTATGTATATAAAGCAATCGATGCCATCATGCCGGCCCTTTCCATAAAGTCGAAAGCGACAACTATCGAACCATATCTTGAAGAGCCGATTCCCATTACTGACAAAGAAATAAGAGAGTCAAGGGAACGGAAGGAAAGAATGGCATATGAAAAGAACCTTGCTCACATGAAGGCACAGGCAGCAAGGATCAATGCACGTTTCGCACAGAAAAGAAAGGGGGTGACCACCGATGGCTAGTGCTTCGTATGGCGATATTAAGATTAATATCAAATCTTCGGCAGATTCCAAGGGCATTAAGGAAACCGCCAAAGAGTTGAACAAACTGAACGCAGCACAGACTGCCGTTTCCAAGGGGGCTGACGAGGTTGGCTCTAAGATGGACAAGGTGTTGAAGACCTCAACTTCTTCAAGAACATCCGAAATGTTGAATGAGTTGCCACGCTCAACTTCTTCTAAAATCGTTGACAATACATTCAAAAAAATAAGCGACCGTTTCAACGATTCCAAAAAGTGGGAAGCCGTGACAGAGGGGCTTGACATTGACCCTGCAAGCAAAGCGGAAGCGGGACTGCCGATGAACACCATGACACCCGACCAGGCAAAACAGCTTGCGGAGCAGACATCAAAACTCGACCTACTTGAGAGGAAAGCAACAGACTCACGAGAAGCCCTTGCAAGGCTTTACAACGAGGGAGCAACGGGAAGCCGTCTTACGAGGGCAATCGAATCTGCACAAAAGGCACAGGCGGCATACAATGCCGAGTTGGAAAAGACATACAGCCACGAAGGTCAGCAGGTTGCAACTATCATCACGCCTGAACAAGCGTCTGAACTTGCAAATCAGATTGGTGAAATTCAGCGGTTGTCTACCAACCTGGATTACGCCAAGAAAAAGTTTGCTGACTTCTCAAATCAGCGTCTCCTTGGAGACGATTCTGTAGAGACAGCAAAACGCATTGCAGATTGGTCGGCAAAGATTCAGAAGCTTGAAGGGCAACTCGCTTCAGCAATAACAGCAAACTCTCAGTTTGCCACCAGCACAGGCGATGTCGCTTCTCAGGCAGACGCTGCAGCAGAGAGCGTAAACAAATATGCGATCGCAACAAAAAGAGCGTCAGACCGCCCGGCGGTCAAAATAGAGCCTGGCGCAGGCTTGAACCCAACTGCGGATTTTGAAGCCACAAAACAGTCGCAACTTATGGGTGCGCTCGACAGAATGTTTGGGGATACCGCATTCAGCGCAAGAGACGCTTTTGGCTCTATTGCGTCAGGCGCGGCATCGGCAGCATCGGCGGTCGGCAGGTTTGTGTCTGAGGTCGGAAATAGATCTCTTGGCAAAGTCCATAAGTTTACGAAGGGGCTGAACAACATCATCAATTCCTTCAAGCGTATCGCCTTCTATCGTTTCATTCGAACGGTACTCAAAGAAATTACGGAAGGATTCAAAGAAGGCGTGGATAACCTGTACCAATGGTCGAAACTAGCGAACGGAGAGTTTGCTCAGAGCATGGACAGGATAGCAACCTCAACGCTCTACATGAAGAACAGTTTGGGAGCGATGGTAGCACCGCTCATCAACGCAATCGCTCCGGCAATTGACTTCTTGATTGATAAGTTCGTTGCCCTGCTGAATGTCATCAACAGATTGTTCGCACTCTTCACAGGCGCAGGGTATTGGACTAAAGCCAAGAAGTATCCGACCGAATACGCAAAGGCGGTATCGAGCGGTGCAGGCAAGGCTGCAGATGCTCTCCATAAACTCGGACTTGCACAAATCGATCAGTTAACCATTCTTGACAAGAACCACGGCAATAAGGCGAGCGGTGGTGGCGGTGGAGATGCACTCGACTACGGAAGCATGTTCGAAACCGAAAAACTTGGTGGCGGTATTTGGGACAAGATCAAAGAAGCCATTGAGAAGGGAGATTGGCGAGGTGCTGGAAGGATTCTCGCTGAGAAACTGAACGAAGTTGTGGCGGGACTAGACACTCGGAAATGGGGTCGTGAACTTGGCACGAAGATCAACAACGGTCTTGAGTTCGCTTACGGCTTCCTGAAGTATACAGACTTCAGACAGATTGGCGGTAAGATTGCGGACTTCATCAATGGCGGTCTTGAAAGCATCAACTTTGAAACCGCCGGAAGACTTGCAACACGGAAGATCACGGCATTCTACGACACGCTCATCGGGTTTGTCACGACACTCGATTGGGGTCTCGTTGGAAAGAGCATCTCTGATTACATTGTCGGGAGATTCTCAGAGTGGAACGAATGGCTTGAGGGTATCGATTGGTACAAGTTAGGTACTGATCTGAGAAGAAAATTCGATGACATGATTGCAAATGTCAATTGGGATGCTGTTGGGCAAGAGGTGCTTACTTACGCCAAAAACGCAATCAATGCTGCAGTTAAACTTGGCATCGGAATTATTCTTCCGATAAGCGATATTGATTTCGAAGATCGCAACAAAACCGCCAGCAAACTGCTTGATAAAATCGTGAACTTGCTTAATCCGTTGACGCTTGGACTTATCGGATTTGTGGTCGGCGGACCAGGCGGTGCAGCCATTGGTGCAACGATTGGCTTGGGTATTACGTTTGCTCTTAAAACAGACCTTGTTGATAAAGCGGACAAGTACGGAGAGCGTATTAATGAGGTTGTTGGAAAGCATACGAGAAAAGCTCAGGCAACCATTGATGAAGCGGGGCGTTCCATCTCCACCACCACAGGCAGGCATTTCGGAGACATGCAGTCGAAGATGAATATGAGTCTCAGTGGTTCAAGCACTATTGTTCACAACAAGACCGGAGACATCAGTAAAACCATCGCATCGCAGTGGAGCGGAATCGTATCTGACACCAACACTAAGTTTGGAAATGTCGGCACAACCATCTCCCGAAAGATGGGAACGGCGAATGCGAACGCAAACACAAGTGCTACCACAATCGAAAGAACCGTAAGTAATGCATGGTCTAACATCAATAGAGACACCAATTCGAAGTGGAGCAGTATCACAGATACAATCGGCAGCTGGATTGAAAGAGCCAAGAGAAAACTGAACTTCTCTTGGAAACTTCCTGAAGTAAGTCTTCCACACATTCCTACACCGCACTTCTCGATGGCAACAGGCATCATGGGTGTTCAGTATCCGAGATTTGACGGATGGTGGGCAGAGGGTGGATTCCCTTCAACCGGATCTCTGTTCATTGCAAACGAGGCTGGCCCCGAAATGGTCGGTACTATGAACGGACGCACGGCAGTTGCCAATAACGATCAAATTGTTGCTGGTATCTCACAGGGTGTCTATGAAGCGGTCAGAGACGCAATGGGCGAAGGCAACCAGGCGGTAAACGTTTACCTCGATGGCAAGCAGATTTCGGGAAGCGTTGTTAAAAACATCAACTCCGAAACACGCCGGACGGGAAGCAGTCCGCTGCTGAGTTATTAAGAAGACAGGGGGTAAGCAGACGAAATGACAAGACCTGGACCATTCGCAGGGCTTACAGATAAAGACCCTGCCAACACATTCATTGTTGAACTTTCGGACGGGACGCAGATTACGCTTCCCGTTCCTAAGATCAAGCCTGGCTACACAGAAGAGGACTTGCAGTTAGATGCATGGCGAGATGAAGCCGGATATCTTCACAAGATTGAGGCAAGACGGTCACTGCGGAGAGTGGATCTTGAATGGCCCTATCTCAATAATTCGCAGTTACAGTTAATCAAAAATGCATTGAAAGCAGAGGAATACTTCAAGTTCTATTACTACAACTACGAGGACGGAACGAGCGGAGTAATTAACGAGGCTTATTCCGGCACATTGACTTACAATCTGTATTCTCTCCGAAAGGGAGAAGCGGAATGGATTGATATCAAAGTCGCAATTATCGAAAGGTAAGGAGAGAACATTATGCTGAATGTATCTGAAGCAGTAAGACAGGCATACATTAACGGTAATGCAAAGACCGAGATTTTCCTTACTGTCACGACTACTGACGGGGTGGTTCACGAATACAATCCGAGAAACATCCTGTCAGGGTCTGTTTCTATTGTTGAGAGTCTCTGTTCCGCAGAGACTTTTGACATTTCACGAGTCGAGAAGAACGAACTGACATTCACGCTGTTCAACATCACAGAGGATATCAAGGGACTGCAGGGGGGCAACGTTGTTGCGAAGCAGAGAGTCTATACCGATGCGAGTGACGAAACAGTGTACACAGATATTCCGTTAGGCACGTATACGATTGCGGAAGCGATGAATGACGGAGACTATCTGTATAAATGCACAGCGTATGAAGCGACAACGGTAAAACTCGACAATCTTATCGATGAATGGTGGAAGAACCTTACGTTCCCGATTACACTGCGGAATCTCGCTGTTTCCATGTTTCAGTATCTCGGATGTGCTTATGACATCCCTGCTGAATTCACAAACAGCGATTACTCCATCGAGACACTGAACGCAGACTTCGAAGGGGTATCAGGAGCGGAGATCCTTGGCTATATTCAGGAAATCGTAGGCGGTTTCTTCAAAGCTGACAGACAGGGTGTTATCCGGCTGAAAGTGCCGACTCCTGTATCTTCCGGTCTGTATCCGCATATCGGGTTATATCCTCGTACAGGACTGTATCCTCGGAAGAGCAACAGAGCATTCGGAGACGATACAACCGCAGGGACAGGCGATTGGAATTATCCGCAGATTGTCGGAGATTTGCAGTTAGGGGATTACGATGTCAAATCCGTTACGAAAGTACAGATTCGGGGGACGGAAGACGATATCGGAATCATTGCCGGAAGCGGAACAAATACCTACGTTATTCAGGGCAATCCGTTACTGTTCAATCTGACTGCAGAGGACGGTGCTACGATTGCACAGAATATTCTCGATCAGGTCGGGCAGGTTTCGTACAAGCCGTTCAGCGGAAAGTTCATGGCACAGCCTTATGTCGAAGTCGGAGACATTGCCAAGATTGAAACCTACGCAGGGAAGGAAGGAGATTCTCCCATCTTCCAGCGGACATTAAGCGGTGCGAGATTGGCATTCGACAACTTCCAAAGCCTTGGACTTGAGTACAGGGAACAGGTGTCTTCTGTCAACCGGAAACTCACGACCATCAATCAGCGGACGCACGAGATCAAAAACACGGTAGACGAGATGTCTTCTACTGTGTCGAACGTAGAGCAGAGGGTCATAACAAACGAGACCAACATCACTCAGAATGCGAATGCGATTTCTCTCTCTGCTACGAGGAGCGGTGTGTTCAATCTGCTTGTGAACTCGGACTTTTCCAATCAAGCAAACCGCACACAAGGGTGGACATCTGATCATGCCATTCCGACAACCGAGTATGTTTATGACGAAAACTTTGTCGGCAGTAATCTTGATTACGGGAAAATCGAAAACGGATATTGTCTAAAACTGACGGCTAGTAAAGGAACTCATAATTTTTCGAGGTTTTACCAAGAGTTGAACTACGATGATACGTGGACTGAAAACATGTATGTTCAGGTTCAGATGACATATCGCCGTGTCGTTTGGGACAATGCAGCGAAACTTCATATGTTCTTGCAGATTTTCGATGAGGATGACAATGAGATTTTTTACTACTTAACCTCGTCAACAACGGTTGCCGACACCAAGACACATGGTTTCCGTTTTAGGTTTGATACCTCTTCGATTGTTGGACAGAACGTAGGAAAAGTGCGTGTTGGGGTATATATAACAGCAATGACGGGCGAAAACGTAATCGAGGTCAATCATCTTCTCGCAACAATCACGGAGAGTTCATCGTATCTCCCGTTCTACTCTTGGACAAACTATGCAAGCAAGGATCTGATTTCTCAGATTAACATTTCGCCAAGCGGAGTGAAAATTCAGGGAAGCAAAGTTGATATTTACGGACTGACAACATTCCACAACGGGGACGGTACAGGTGGCACAACGATTGATGGTGCGACTATCACAGCAGGGGATATGTATTGGTACAAAGACACCTCTAACGAAGCGACCCTAAACGGAGCTCAAATAACACTCGGTGGGAACACGTATAGTGGAGTAAAACTTGAAGCGTCTGCGCTGTTGTTTAAAAGTGCAAACGTTATACACAACGCAATTGAGGGTGGACTAATTCAGACCAACCTGACAGCGGATTCATTTTCCGCAGTATGCTCAACACACGCAATCGCAACTGCTATTGTACGTGTGGGGGACAATACTGCATTAATCGGTGCAGATGACACTTCCACCGGAGCAAAATGCCGTGTTACGACAAACAAAACGGATTCAAAGCTGGAGTATTCAAACGGCTCAACATCAAACGCCGTGACCGCAAACGCAAACGGTCTGTACTTAACAGGTACGGTCTATTCTGAGGGACGGCGTGTGCTTGGGTGTGCGAGCGGACTTGCGACATGCCAATCAGGAACGGCGGACGGGCATACGGTTCTTAATTTCTTCCTGAACGGAACATATGTCGGTCACAGCGTTTATTAAGGTGATAATCATGGATGAACTGAACAAACAGATTCATATCTTAAAACAGAAAATGCGTATGACGATTAACGAATCAGGGCTGGCTCTCGGAGTCGTAGAGTTGGTTCTCGATTCGCTCCGTGCGGAAGTTATGCAACAGGAATTATTCATGGCAAATAACGAGCTTGCAAATCAGCAGGAGAGACCTGTAGAAAGTGAGGTAGAACCGAATGGCGTATTCGAAAACAGTGTGGAACAATAACACACCGCCTGACATCAGCGCAGAGAACCTGAACAAGATGGAACAGGGCATCGCAGATGCTCAGTTTCCAGACGGTGGAAGCACCGGACAGATCCTTTCAAAAACGAATGATGGCACGGGATGGATTGACGCTCCAAATAGTGCTGTTTGGGGACTTATTCAAGGTACATTAAGTGACCAAACAGATTTACAGGCGGCATTAGACGATGTTGGAAATGTAGATACCGTAAATGGTATTCAACCGGATACAAATAAAAATGTCGAGGTGGATGTTGAACTTACAAAAGCAGAATACGATGCGTTACCGTCAAGCAAATTAACAGACGATGTGAATTATTGGATTAAGGACGGCACAAACCTTCCACAGACGAGTGTTATTTCAGCGGACGGCGTTCAGTACACCAACAGTCAGACAGTTAAGGGTGCGTTGGATTCACAGGCATCGGCAATATCAGACTTGAATAATGGTTTAGCAACCAACATAACAATTGAACGCAAAGAGATTACTTTCGGTAAATGTTCGCCGAATGTAGACTATTCAAAAACTTTAGATGTTAGTAAAACAGGCTATTCTGTGCTTGGAATTATTGGGTTTCAAATCGCCGGCACATATGGAACGCATTTTCACGTAAGTAAAGCAGATATAACGAATTACACAAACGCATTAGTTAGTATTAGAGCAAATTCAGCATCGACATTTACAACCGACAACACAGTTGTTTCATTTGTTGTCCTGTATAAACAAAGACGAACGTAATTAATAATGTGTCATTCTGTTTTTAAACGTAACGTGGCAACAGCATTACCATCATCAATACGGAAAGTTATCACATTAAATCAGCATTTAATTACACCGAAAGGAGAACTTTATGGGCAAAATAATGAAAGACGGCATTCAGTACGGCGTGGGTGGTATCCAAAAAGCAGAAAGTATTACATATGACAATGCAGATAGTGGAATGGTCGCTACAGATGTACAGGGTGCGCTAGACGAGTTGAATGATGACTTAACACTGAAATCGAAAACATATGGAACGCACGGAATAATTGTTTACAGAATCGGTAGAATACGGGTTTTAAAGGTAACCGAACCAACCGGAATGTCGCATGCGCAAAACACATGGACAGATTACGCAACGCTTGATAACAAAGATATTCCGTTGGGAACTGTTGATGCGTCTATCATTAACAATGCCGCAGGACAGCAATCCGCAACACCGTTACAGTTACGAATAACTTCCAATGGAGTGGTGCAGGTTTACAATTTCACCTTATCAACGTTACAGGCATTAGGAACAGTAATATATATCTCGAAAAATTAACGTTATAAATCAGCATTTAATGTATAGAAAGGAGACTATATGCCTTATCAGATAAAAAATGGAATAGTATACGGCAGTAACGCAGTGAGTCTTACACAGGCTCAGTACGATGCGCTGTCTACCGCCGAAAAGAACAACGGAACGGTTTATTACATTTATGATTCGGAAGCGGTGTTAGATGCGTCTGATGTCAGTCTCGGAAGCGGAACTGTGGAAGGCCTTGCAGGGTCGGTCGCTGTTATTGAAACATCGCCTACTACGGCAACACACGCAGTCGGCTCTTACATCGTCTATAACGGTCAGCTTTACGAAGTGACGGCTGCGATTGCGGTTGGCGAAACCCTGACCGTAGACACGAACATCGAAGCAACATCCGTTGGCACTGAACTAACTCAGTTAAATAATGGTTTAACTCAGTTAGGTAAAATTTATAGATTCAATGTTTCAAGCGGTGCGGTTGCCATAAATGCAAGAATGCCGTTTGTGAAATCGTATTCGCTGGA